GATGAAGACCGCGATCATGAGGTCGGTGGTCGCCACGCCGCCGAGCTCGTCGAAGCTCGGCGTGATCCGGTCGCCGGCGCGCACCAGGAACTCGATGTACGGGACCGAGAGGGGCGCGGGGAACATCCCGTCCGTCGCGCCGACGGGCACTGCGCTGAGGCCCATGACCTCATCCGATCCCGCCTTCACGCGCCACTGCTGGCCCGCGGCGGCGCCGGTGCAGTGCACTCCGATACGCACCATGCCATCGAACGGAGCGTACTGGTAATCCCAGTCCGCCAGCGGGTTCACGGCGCGCTCATTCGCCGCCAGGGTGCGCCTGATGAAGATGGACGGCATTAGACTCTCTTGAACTTGCGCTGTTTGACTTTCCCAGGCACGGTGCGATACAGCGCATTCATCGTCTTCCGTGCGAACTTGTCGAAGCCATAGGCGCGGCGCAGACCACGCTTCAGCGCCCGCGGGTTGAGCGGATTCAGCTTGCGGATTGCGATCCCCCGCGTATCCGCGACCACGAGCGGGCCGTAAGCCAGAGACTTCCGGTCGTACACGCTAAACACTTTCGTCGTCATTGTTCGTAGCTCCTTCTTGCGAATGTCGCCACTCGCGCTTTGGTTACTGCCTCACGCACACGGAGCCGATCCGGTGTCCGGTCATCGGCATGGTTTAGTCCAGCATCCACTCGTTGGACCTTCATGCGATCGAAACGCGCCGGATCAGCTTTCTCCAAAAACCGATCGTAATACGACGGAGGCCGCATCCGCTGACCACGCACGACCACGTAGTTATCTGACCTTCCATACACCTCACCATGCCACCGCTTGATCCATGCCGCACCAATACCCGGGCGGCGGGACATGGTGACAAACTCTCGACCAAGCTCACCCACAATCTCGCCAGTTTCGGGATCCGCCACGTCATACGACTTACCTCCGTCACCGAGAGTTTTTTTCAGGATGTACCGGGCCACGTAGGCCGCCGACTCGTAGGTCACGGCCCCGGTACAGGAGAACCCACACGGCCACAGATGCTCGAGCATCGGACTCCGGTAGAGCTTTGCACCTCCCGCGCTTTCCTTGAGGTACACCTTGTCAGGGAAGTCGAAGCCGAACAACAAGAGATGATAGTGAGGACGTCCCCGTCCCTCACCGTACTCGCCACAGGCGAAGAACCTCACGCGGAGTCCTGGACTCCGCAACGAAGCATCCTTGAGCGCACAGTCGCGCTCAAGGCATTTTTCACAACGCTTACCGCTTACACAGTGCCGTAGCCGTTTCATGAACGAAGCGACCACGACAGGAGAGACGCCGGATGCAGGTAGATTTTTGTCATCGTATGTCAGAGTAATAAATGCACTAGACTCCACTTGATCTAACTCATGTAAGCACCGGACAGCCCACTGGCGGGATCGCTCAAGACGGCAACCAATGCACTTACCACAGGGTAGATTGAGGACTTCATCGTCCTCAGATGATCGGTGAAAAAAGACACGCGAGCCCGGGCCAGCCTTTGCTGAACGCCAAGCTCGCGTCGGATGGAAACAGGCCATGCTAGAGGCGGATACCGCCCCGCATGACATAGCCGCCACCGAGTCCGTTTTTCGGATGGACCCGGGCGGCGTTCCGAGAGAAGTCCCGACGGGACTTCCGCCGGCCCATACGCCAACGCTTCATAGAAATCACCTCCCTGACCGTAGTGTACCAGAGTGCCACACGAGTCCGTGTGTCACTCAGCACTCTTATAACAAGTAAGAGCGAGTGCTGGCCCCTACGGGGCCCTAGAAACGCCGAGCGGGGGGGCCTACGGCCCCCCCGCCACCCATCGGCGCAGAACGCGCCTACCGGGGTTTGATGAGCGACCAGAGCTTGCGCCATGCGGAGTACACCCCGTACACAGCCATGACGAGGGTCCCCGTCGCGCCCGCGATCTCCGTCGGGCTCAGGTTCATTTCACCTCACCTCCCGTCTTGGGAGGCGCATCCAACGTGGCATTCCCCACGTTCGGATCAGGTCCTTCTCCCGTTCCCTTTCCGCCGAGGTCGGCCGCGGCGGCGTTGCCGCCGGCGGCCTTGCCCCCGAGGGCTTCCAGCTCTTTCCGGTCCGCTTCCGACACGAACCACGCCAAGAAGGTCCGCATGTCGTCGTCGAAGTGACGCCGAACAGACCGGGGGAGCTGATCGAACAGCTCCCGGCCCTTCCGCAGTTTTTCCTGAGCTTCCGCGAAAGTACCAGCTCCCGATACGTCAACGTACATACCTCCCGGGCGGCGCGGAATCTCGCCGCCCTTCAACGCTCGCGCCATGATCCGGTTCACGTCACATTCCGCCGCCAGCGCCTTGCGAGTCCTGGACTCCTGTTCCGACTTCCACACGCGCTTCTTGCGGTTTGCCACCAGCACCGGGTCCTCAATGGTTCCTTTCGACATTACTTTCCTCCCAACCAGCGGGGGAGCCGCGACCTTAGCACATCCACAATGCCAAGCACCGACGGCGCTCCGCTCTTGCGAGCCCGCGGACCGGGACGGTTCATCGCCGTTTCAGCTTCCAACAGGCGATCCGCCCGGTACGCGTCGGGCTCTTTGATTCGGGCGTCCTTCTTCAGCAGACCGATCAGCTGTTGAGTCTCAGCTTCTTTCGCCGCGTTCAACGTCTCCTGCGACTTTGCCGTTGCCGCGTTCTGTTCCGCCAGCTTCACGTTGGAGCGGATCAGAGAGATACCCGCGGCATCCTCCGCGGCCTTCACTCCCCGGCCCACGGCATCCGCCGCGATCCGCGCGCGCTCCGTGGCCGAGGTCGAAATCGCCTGACTCGCGTTCTGCATCACCGCCGTTGAACCCATCGGGGAACTCGCCGCGCTCCCCGCACCCTGCAACAACACAGCCGGGTTCAGACCAGCCGCACGCATGTCCGCCACAGACCGCTGATACGCCGTGGAGCTCATCCGCTCCTGAAACGCACGATTGTCCGCGGCGATTTGCTCGTTCGCCGCGTTCGTTTCCTCGACGTCACGGTGCGCCGCTTCCGCGCCGGACGCGGCGGACTGTGCCCCGACAACCGAGGACGCCAGTCCCGCCACGCCAGCGAGAATCGCCGGAAGCATTAGAAGTGGTCAATCAGACCCGGCACCGAGAACACAGGCATGGGCCGAGCCACGATCATACGGCAGAACGAATCGCAGTAGAACTGCGGTTCGGTATCCACCGCGACCACCCTCGAGATCGGCGGCGCGTCCTCGATGAAGTCGCTGTTGAGCGTCGGCACCGACGCGAACTCCTGCGCGAGGTGCCACATGTCGAGCGTCCCGCTCGCCGTCGACCGGAACTTGCCCGTTACCTTGGACGGCTTGTAGCGATACTCCGCGTACCGCTCCTGATACCCGAACACGTCATCGTCCGTCGCGGAGCCGTCGCAGTAGATTTCCTGCGTCAGAACGGCCTGCTCGCCGATATGCGCGAGCGCGGGCCAGTAGAAGTCGTACCGCGTGGACCTCGACCACATCCGGTCGAGCCCCTGCTGGTACGAGATGTCGGACCGCACGTTGGCGAGCCCGATAATCAGCCCGTGTTCCGTGAACGCCTTCACGAACCCATGCGTGCAGGACGCCGTTGCGAACCCTGCCAGCTCGCCGAGGTACTTGCTCCCCGACGTCATGGACGTCTGAGGCACGACATGGACGTTGATCGGCGTCGAACCGCCGCCGAGATAGAGCGGACGCTGAAGCACCGCATGCTGGGGATCGCGGACGCCGAAGTGGCTCATGAGGACCTCGGGGTACCGAGTCCCGCCACGCGCGTCCCGCTCCAAGAGCTTCTGCGTCTGGAACGCCAGCCGCAGGTCATTGATCGTTGCCGCCGTCGCGTTGGTCAGGTCCGCGTACAGCGTACCGTTGGGATCGTACACCGAACCACCCGCCGACGAACCGTTGAAAGAGCCACCCGACACGCCCGTTTCGAGGTTCTGCTGGGTCAGCAGAGAGTGGTTATTCGCCGCCCGGACCGTCCCGTAGGTCCCCGTGGTTGCCGTCAGCAACACATCGGCAGAACTCCCCAGGGGGAGCGACACCGGGGTCGCGCCCTTCTGCGGGTTCGGCAGACAGCTCGTGAAGTAGTCATGACGCTTGGTCCGCTTCAGCAACACGTAGTCCGCCGGGTCGGAGGCCGCGTCCCCCGTATCCACGGTCACGTTGTCCTGAAGGTCCTCTGATTTGAACCACGTATTCCAAATCAGGTTGTACGCCCGGTGCCACAGCGCCGAGTGCGCCTTGGACGCCACACCCGTCGGCAGACCGAAGTAATCCGACAGGCTCCCGATTGTGTACCCGGTCACAGCCGGGGCCGTCATCGTCGGGATCGTGTACGCGATGGAATCGCCGGGGTTGTCCTGCGCTCCGCAGAACTTCTCCCAGTTCGTCCACACCAGTCGGTTCGGCACGAAGAAGTAGAACGTGTCGAGGTACAGGTTATCCATGAACGGACGCTGAGGCGTCTGCATCCGCACGAAGAAGGTCTGGTTCACATTGAAGGTGTCACCAGGCAACACCTCATCTACGAACACCGGCACCAGGTATCCGGAGTCGAAGGTTGTCTTCAAGCCCCACGAACGATCAAACTTCGACCGTTCGATATCCGCAGAGGGAACGCGCGCGGATACAGTCGGAGGCTTATGGTCGGGCCGTGAAGTCAATGGAAGATTCCGAAGCTGTGAAGTTAATGAAGGTGAACCAGAAGCTTTCGGAAGCTCAAGCGGACACGGCCAAGTCTCAGGCGAGTCTCAACGCTATGTCTGCTCTGCGTCAGATGGAGGAAGGTCAGAATCTGGTGGCGCAACGGGAAGGGATAAAGCTCGACAACGAGCGTAAGGCTCTTGAGCTGATTGGCCCTCGAGCGCGTGGTCGTGTGGAGAGTGCTATCACACGGACGCCGGTTCTGCGTACTCTGTGGTCGTACGCCGATCTGGTTCGTACTAAGTTGCCGACATGGTTGGGAGGAGGCAAATGAAAACTCCGGAAGACTCGTCGGTCGTTGAGATGCGGAAGCGTCGCGTCCAAGTTTCTGTTGGTGAGAGTCGGACGCGCGCGTCGTTCAAGAATGAGTGTGATGTGAATAGGATCATGGCTCGGGCCATGAAGACCGGCGAGCTGCCGGTTAGGAGAGGAGGATCCTTTAGTGATGTATCGGCAGTTGGTGACTTCCGGGAAGTGCAGGAGAAAGTCCGGCGGGGCGTCGAGTTCTTCGAAGGATTGCCCCGCGCTGTTCGGCGTCACTTCGACGATGATGTGCGAGCGTTTCTTGCGTGGTCCGTGGAGCCGGCGAACGGAGCCGAGCTTGCGGCTCTTGCCGGTGAGCCTGGGAAAGTTGGAGTCGATGGTAAGGAAGTCTCCGGAGGGGGAAGCGTGGTGGCAGGAGTTCCACCAGGTGATCCTGGAATTGGAACGGTTGCGGTCGACCCCCGGCCGGGAGTAGCGATAGTGCCTGGGAAGCCCTAGGACGGGCTTCGGCCGAGATCGCGCGGGGGGCCTTCGGGCCCCCCGTTTCGTTGTTCTAGAGGCCCCGTAGGGGCCGTAGCACTCTGTCTATACTTGTTATAAGAGTGCTAACTGACATACGGGGTGTGTCAGTTGTGTTACCCTTGTCTTAGGGAGGTGATGTCTATGAAGCGTTGGCGTATGAGTCGGTCGAAGTCCCGTCGGGACTTCTCCCGGAATGCCTCTCGCATTCATCCTAGGAATGCGATGCGGAGTTCTGGTGTCATGCGTGGCGGGATTCGCCTCTAGCATGGCATGCTTCCGTCCTGTGCGAGCTTGGCGGCACGAAGGTGCTGGTATAGGCTCGCCTGTTTTTTTTCATCGGTCATGTGATTCCGATGTTGCTCTTGAGCTTCCCTGTGGGAAGTGTGTTGGGTGTCGTTCTGATCGGGCGAGGCAATGGGCTGTTCGTTGTTTGCATGAGTTGGATAGTGTAATGGATAGTTCTTTTCTTACTCTGACATATGGTGATAAATTTTTGCCTGTTGATGGTAGTGTTTCGCCTCGCGCGATCTCTCTGTTTATGAAGCGTCTGCGCGAATGTTGGCGTGGACGCAAATGTTCTAAGTGCCTTGAGGCAGACTGTTGCCTCAAGGATTCTGTTGCAAAGGATGCGGCGTCTGCTCGCATTCGTTTCTTTGCGTGTGGGGAGTACGGTGAGGGTCGTGCTCGTCCTCACTATCATGTTCTTCTATTTGGCTTCGAT